CACAATGTTGGCTAATACCGTCCAGATCGTTGCATTGTTAGCATAGAATGCAGCCCCGCTCAAATAGGACGAATGCAACTTAGCGATTAAGCTAGTGATCTTCTCATAGTCTGCCGGGTCAGCAGGATTGTAAGTGACAATCTGTGGAGTATTGTCTTCCGCATTCAGTGCAGTCTCGATGCCCTGCGGCTCCGGCTTGAACTGATCATTCTCGCCAGGCTTCCCTTGGCCTTGAGCAATAGCAGTGCCTAAAGCGACGCCAATTCGCTCGCCCAGCTCGTTTTTAATGTACGGAATAAAATCTTCCACAGCCATAGCCCGGAGTTTCCAACTGACGGTGATCGCCTTAGCCAATTCACAGCCCGTTAAGGTCAGCTGACCAAAAACGTTCTTTTCATCTGCGGTGGCAGTATCTTCGTCGTACCAAGTCGCGTCACCGGCATCAATTGCGGTGTGCTTGTTGATTATCAGCGTTCCTCTGACATTGTATTTCTTAACATCAGCCAGAAGCGGATACATTTCCTCTGCACGCTTCCAGATGCCAGCTACGACGGTCTGCGGGATCAGGGTCGGAGTATTGCCGGTGTCATGCGTATAGGTGTTGTTAAATTCAGCATTTACTTTGTCGAATATAACTTTTTCACTGTCCTCCAACCTCTTGCCCATCATTACTTTTGCCCAAGCGGCTTCATAAACTTTGTTTTCATCTACTTTGACATCTTTTACAAGGCTATCCACTTCTTTCCCTCCTTTCACTTCTACTGATTGGTTCTCGATGTCTGTCACCTTTGTCTTATCTTTCAGTGCGTTCATGTTTGCGTTTGCTAGTTTAATCTCTTCCCATTTGTTGTCGAGGTCCTCAACCTCTTTCATCTTCGCATTAGACTCCTCGATTTTACCTTCCTCAATTAGGCCCTCAATTTCTTTCAAGAGAGCATTTCGCATTTCTAAATATTTTTCTTTATTCATCTTTCAAATCTCCTTTCAGTTTTAAGAAATTTAATTTGGCATGCGCTACCTTTAGTGCCTTCTCACCCTGCAGTTTGTTCCGCACGGTGTTTATGACTTCGGGTGGCAGCAGCCCGAAATAGCCTACAGACGCTACCAGTTGCACATCGTCCTCGAACATGATCTCGTCAATCAACCCTAACTCCTTTGCTTTTTGAGCAGTCATCCAGGTCTCGTTGTCCATCAAGGCCAACAACTCTTCTTGCGTCTTGCCACTTTTTAGTCGGTAGGCATTAGCAATAGTGTCATTGGCATTTTTAAGGATTTCTGCCGTGTGCTCCATGTCTCGGTAATCACCCTCGGCATACGTTGTTACGTTATGGATCATCATTTGCGCCGTGGGCGACATCAAGACTTTCGTGCCGGCCATCGCCACCACACTCGCAGCACTGGCGGCCAGACCGACGATTTTGACGATGACATTCCCGGCGTAATCTCTTAATGCGGTGTAGATTTCAGAAGCAGGGAATACACTGCCCCCGCCGGAGTTGATGATAACTTCCAAATCTTCACCGCTAGCCTTGTCGATTGCATCATTAACTATCTTGGGGCATGTCGCTTTAATGCCCAACCATTCATAGATCCAGGCGTCGTTGTCAGACACAATCGGCCCCTTGATATTGACTTTAGCCACTTGCTCACCTCCCCTTATTCAGTCGTCGGCCTGGTGTCTAAGCGCCTGACATACTCATCCCCTCCCTCACGTGGTGCCATGTTGAGTATCTCTCTGACTTCGTTCGGCGATAGTATGCCGCGGTCTACGTATTGCACCAGGCTCAACTTCGTGTGCATACTGGCGAAAGTCAGGTTCGAACTCTCGAAAACAATTCGGTTGCCAAAACCTCTCTCTCGCCTGGTGAATAGCTTCCTGGTATACTCGCCACTCATTTGGATTACATCTGGTTCCACACTCTGCTCGTAGTAAGAGATCCATTCGTCCTCGTCGTAGCTGCCCTGCACAATTTTGCTGTTGGTGTTAAAAAAGCTGTAGATTCGCTGGACTGTCCTGTCCATCTGTACTGCGTTAGGCACGTAGTCTTTGGGCTCTACCTGAATTGCATCAGCTTTGGCGTCGGTAGCCGCAGCCCCTACCGACTCGCTCTCGATGCTGAGATAATCCTGTACAAATTGCTTGGTCTGCTTCTTTAAGTCTTCGGGCCGCAGGGTCTGATTAAACTTGAGTAGCCACCTGATCACGTTGGAATTTTTAATGGCCTTTACTATGCCTTGGTCGGTGGTGTTGACTATCTCCATTAGCGGAGCCAGTACCCCGGCTGTTGGCTCGCCAAATATCTCGCTGTTATTAAAGTCCTTGCGCAGATGGATGATGTCTGTGTACCGGAACGTCACGCCCCTGCCATTCTTCAGCGTGAACTTCAGATACAGTTCGCCTCGGCCGTCCTTCAAAGCTTCAACAGCCGTAGGCGTAATCGGATAAATAGCCGTCGGATACCCGTTCTCATCTCGGTCAATATAGGCAAAAGCGTTGTTGTTCAACTCTAGTTGTATAGCCAGTTTTTCCTGTAACATCTGGCCGGTCATGTAGGGATTAGGCTCCTCAAGCAAAAACCTGATGTAAGGTTCAGGGTTGATTTTCACATCCTTGCTTCCATCAGGTTTTATAGTTTCTCGTATATGCTTACCAACCGTTTTCCCAATTGCCCTGGCTTTTGGCCGTATGGCGGCCCTCACTATGTCCGATTGATACAGGTTACCGTTCCAGGCATAAAAGCCTTCTCCTTCGTCGGTGATCATCTTGTATTTAGACACCGTTACGGTCCTGTTTTCACGTTTCAAAAAATCGAAAACCCCCACTCACTCACCTCCCCTACTAAATCAGGTTGATATAGTCCTCATAATGGCGCTCTAGCACCACATAAGCGTTAAGCAAAGACGCAAATCCATCAATTCTCCTCCTTTGATTGCTTGTTTTGCAGGGTTGGATATTGAGGTTTTTGTCGATCTCTACTGCCACGTTAGACAAATTCCACTTCAACACGGGCGAATTATTGTAGTTGATCCGCTTGGATTCCAAGTCAGCTCCCAGTGCCTTCATCGGGCCGCTCAGTGTCTTTTTCCCCTGGATAACCGGCTCCATGCCTTCCTTGCCAAAATGGCTCCGCATTTCCTGCACATAATATTCGGCAGACCAGCTGTCGTAACCATGCCAGGGGATATAAATATCAAGCTCGTTTTGTACTTCAAGGAACCACTGAACTACATACTCATAATGCACTTTATTTCCCGGTACTGTTCGCAGCAGTCCCATATCGCGCCAGATATCGTAAGGAATTTTGTCCTCTTTAACTCGCTGTTCCAGTAAGTCTTCCGGCAGCCAGTACATCTGCATGACATAGATCGTGTTGTCGCCCGGCACCATGAAGATAACTGTACCGCAGGTTAAGTCAGTAGTACTGGACAAATCAGAGCCGCCAATACCGTACCTCGGCTTTAAGACCTTTAAGTCATAGGTTGCCGGGTTATTCAGCTGCTCAAATGTCAACCATGCTTCGCTGGTCGTTTCCCTGACGTTGAAATCTTTACAAAGCAGGTTCTTTACCAGCAATGGATTAGCCTTAGCCTTCTCAACCTTGTTTCGCAGCTGGTCAATTCTCTTGATGGTGCCCAGGCCGGGATTAGCCTGATACCAACATTCCTCGTTAACCCAGTCCTGGCGTTTATCCAGTTCGTATATGATCGGCAGCAGCCGCTCATTTTTGTAGCCGTCCGGGTCCTCATAGCCATTGATAACCCGCTCTGCTTCATCGTATTTGAGATCAAAAACACGCTCACGCACAGTACCGGCAGTAGTGGTGATAAACACCAGCGGCTGCTCCCGGGAGGATGTACCATCCACTATGACGTCGTATAGGTTTTGGTCTGTCCAGGCGTGTATCTCATCCAACAGTGCCCCGTGTACGTTGAGGCCGTCTAGGGTGTCGCTATCTCTGCCCAATGGCTTAAAAAAAGAATCGTTGAAATCGCTGTTTATTTCTGCTACTAGAGTTTTCATTCTCTTTCGCAGTGCAGGCGACTTTCTAACCATTCTTTTTGCCTCAAGCCAAATTATCTTTGCTTGGTCTTTTTTTGTTGCGCAAGCATAAACTTCAGCGCCAGGCTCCCCGTCAGCTATTTGCAGGTAAAGACCTATTGCAGCAGCCAGAGTGGATTTTCCATTCTTCCTCCCAACCACCAACATGACCTCTTGATATTTACGTGTGCCATCAATCTTGTGGACCATGCCGAACGTGGCTGCTACCAGGGCCTTCTGCCACAACTCCAAGAGGAAAGGCTTGCCGCCCATCGCGCCCTTAGAGTGTCTACAGTAGTTCTCCACAAACTCTATTGCATGGTTGCCTTTGACCGGGTCGTATTCCCATTCGCTGGTCGGGTCGTTTATGATCCGGACCAACTCTTTATAGACTTTGTAAATCTTAGTGGAGACCCTGCGACGATTGCGCCGGTTACGGTTGATCCAGCTCCAATACTCAAGAATCGGATTATAGGTCGCTTCATACTTGGTACTCATTTCCCGATCAGGAAATCGTCGAATCCATCGTCCTCCACTTTAGGATCTGGCTTGGGGACCAGCTCCGAAAGCTGCTTTATGATTTTTTGATAGTTCCCATTCATGGTATTGTAAAGCCGGGCCACCGGGCGCTCTCTTTCGTATGGTGGTGTGTTTAGCGACTGGGTGAACATCTCTGTGCAACCGTTTTCCATAATGTCCAGCTCCCAATCCTCAAGAGTGATCCTCATATATGCGGCCCTCTGAATGAGTCCGTCGATGATTGCCTTGTTATCTTTGTCTATGTTTTTATAAATCCGCTTGAGTCTAAGCACCTCTTTCTTGATCCGTTCATCTACTGCCAACTCGCGCTTACTAGCCACATATATCACCTCTTTTCATGGTAGGGGGGTCACGTGCGAACCCCGTGCGTTGTTTGTAGG